GTTCTGGATGCTCCTCAAGGGTATCTTCGAGCACAGTGTCACCAGCAACAGGGAAGAGATGATGCAGATCATCGAGCAGATGATGCAGGAATCTCTGAAGAACAAGCAAGAGCCTAAGCCTGATCCATTAGTAATGGTGAAGATGAAGGAGATCGAGATGAAGGCTCAGTTGGCTAAGGCCGAGATGCAGCTAGAGAACGATCAGTTCAACAAGGAGTTTCAACTAGACGTACAGCGGTTCAAGCTGGAAGTTGAGAAGGTACAAACCCTGAAGAAGCAGATCTACCTTGATGCCCAAATAGCCATTGCAGGTCAGGAGCAGGATAGCTTAGTAACAGCCGTGCAGATGCAGGGCGCTGAGAAGGCCGACCTCCGCAAGACAGCAGTAGCAATGAGTAAGGGGAACAGGAGATGATTACCGAAGCATGGGCCACCGCCATTGGTGGGACGGCCCTCTTGATCACTATGATTGGAGGGCATGTAACAACGCAGACGGATATAGCCGTCAACACAGCCAACATCGATAACGTCGATACGAGGCTAGTAAGGATAGAAAATAAGTTAGATATACTAATACAACGCTAACCCCCCGAGAGGGACAAGGAGAAGTAATGGAACAAAAGCAATACGAAGAGTTAGTGGATATGTTTCAGACACCGGGATGGAAGTATTTCATCGAAGGTATCACGGAACTAGAGTCCGCGCTGGTCAAGGCCGCACCCGACGGTGCAATAACCAACGATCAATGGCAGTACGCGAGAGGTCAGATCCGACAGCTTCGCTCCACGGCAGGGTACGAGCAGTTCATTGTCAGTGGGTATGAAGAACAGGAAGCATATCTCAAGCAGTCCCAACAGACAGAGGACGGCAATGCTACTCTTATTTGATTTTAAGTGCCCCAATGGGCACGTAGAAGAGAGGCTAGTTGACCGCGAGCTACGCACAGTGAAGTGCCAGTCTTGTGGTGAGCCTGCCTCACGCATGATCTCTCCAGTGCGCTGTGCTCTGGACCCTCACGCGGGGTTCCCGGATGCCACAGATAAGTGGACAAAGAGGCATGAAGTTGAGGGGCGAAAGCCCAGTGAGTCCAACCCCAACGGGTGGTAATCACAATCCCTGCACGGAAAAGCTTAGCCCATAGGCCCCGTGTTTAACCCTAACCGTAAAGGCGGAATTAATATGAGCACAGAAGTGGAACAAGAGTTAGAAGAAGTAAGTTTGTTTGATGACAAGGATAAGCGCGGAGTTGAAGCGTCCCTTGACCTAGCACCCGAACCAGTAAAGGAGGCACCCACCTTTGAAGTACCTGAGAAGTTCGCAGGTAAGTCGATGGAAGATGTAATCAGCTCTTACGTAAATCTTGAGAAAGAGTTCGGTAATAAGAGCAATGAAGTCGGGGAGCTGCGTAAGCTGACTGACCAAATCCTTTTGAACCAAGTGGCAGTACCTCAGCGTTCCGCTGAAGCTGCTGATATTAATGACGATGTAGGCTTCAATGATTTCGTTGACGACCCACGTAACGCAGTGAACAGGGTGTTGCAGGACAACCCCCGACTCAAGGCACTAGAAGATAACCTAACCAGACGGGAGTCAGAGATTAGCCGCAAGGCGATGCTCGACGTACACCCTGATGCAGACGCACTTGTTGTAAGTCCAGAGTTTCAGACTTGGATCAAGGAGTCTCCCCTACGTGGACGCATCCTACGCGAGGCACATATCAGCTCTGACGCTGTTGCTGCTTCCGAGTTGCTATCCATGTACAAGGACACACGCAAAGCCTCAACCGATAATGCTATCGACGAGCGCAATGCAATAGCGAAGGGTACTCTTAAGAAGGCCACAGTCGAGACGGGCAAAAGATCCACTAGCACCAAGCCAGTGTTCAAACGGTCGGAGCTAATCCAACTGAAGATCACTGATCCACGACGTTACGAGAGTATGAGCAAGATAATCAACTTAGCTTATGCCGAGAAACGAGTTAAATAAACAGGAGATATAACTCATGGCTTTTCCAACAGACGCCACAGGCGCACAAACCATCACCACCAATGCAGTATTCATTCCCGAGTTGTGGAGTGATGACGTACTGGCGGCTTACAAAACTAACATGGTTGTAGCAAACCTTGTTACCAAGATCAATCACGTAGGGAAGAAGGGTGACACCATCCATATTCCTGTTCCGGGTCGCGGCTCGGCTAACGAGAAAGTCAAGCTGCAGGTTGTCACGCTCAACACTGACACTGCTACTGACAAAGCTCTGACGATTGATCAGCACTTTGAATACTCTCGTCTCATTGAAGACATCGCGGGCGTCCAGTCTATCGATTCCTTCCGTGGCTTCTACACCAATGACGCGGGCTATGCCCTCGCCAAGCAAGTAGACGACGCTCTCTGGGCACAAGCTGAATCACTGCAAGGTGGTACAGTGGGTGGTACTGGTGCAGCACTTTGGGAGAAAGCGGTAATCGGTGGAGACGGTTCTACCCTCTACACTGGTGCAGCTTCCAACGACTCTGCTTTGACTGATGCTGGTATCCGTCGTATGATCCAAACTCTGGATGATGCTGACGTACCCCAGACAGAACGGGTCCTCGTGATCCCGCCTGTTGAGCGTAACACCCTGATGGGTATCGCACGCTTCACCGAGCAAGCCTTCACCGGCGAGATGGGCGGACAGAACACTATCCGCAATGGCATGATCGGAGACCTCTACGGTATCCAGATCTACGTCTCAAGTAATGCACCTTCAATCGACACCGCCGCTTCACGCGTAGGTATGTTGATCCACAAGGACGCACTGGCATTCATCGAGCAGATGAGTGTACGTTCACAGACTCAGTATATGCAACAGCATTTGGCTGACCTGTTTACCGCTGACACTATCTATGGTGTTGGTGAGCTGCGTGACACTTCTGGTGTTGCTTTCGTAGTACCTGCCTAATCGGACAGGGGGGCCTCCGGCTCCCCATCCCCTAACAGGAGTATATAATGAGTAGACTTTCAGGCTATAAAGGCGAAGTCACTGTTGACCTTGCATCACTTGCTGATGCTGCTTCCGTCGGTACACTGATTACAGTGGTCGGCGCGAAGATGGGCGACTTTGCATTCGCATCCTGCAGCCTTGACGTTGTTGACCTTTCGGTCACAGCAGATGTCACAGCAGCAGACATAGTAACTGTCACACTGAACAACAACACTGGCGGAGCCGTTGACCTTGGGTCAGCTACCTTCCGGGCTAAAGTTGTACCGTTTGACACAATGTAATATCTTTGGGTGGCCCTTCGGGGCTGCCCATTTTACCTAATCCGAGGAAACAATGGCTACATATACAAGTTTAATTAACTCTGTCCTCCGTCGTGTGAGGGAGAGCGAGGTCGCTGGACCCACCTCTACTACTTATGCAGCTTTGGTAGGTGACTTCGTGAATGAGACGAAGCGTGAAGTAGAAGACGCATGGAAGTGGTCGATGCTTCGGCAGACCATATCAGTAAACACAGTCCAGAGCGCAGACACCCTCTCGGTGCTGGGTGCTGGCAACAGGTGGAAGTTACAAGACCCCCTGTACAGCGTGTACAACGCTACTAGTAAGGACTACCTATGCAAGGCCAACAACGTGGCCTTCGAGCGAGGCGCTGTCGATGATGTCACAGAGGGTACGCCCGCTGAGTATGTCTTCGAGGGTCAGGACGCTAACGGTGATCCCGAGGTGCGGCTATACCGGATACCCGACGGTGTCTACGCCATCAACTTCAAGCTGATCGTACCGCAGGATGATTTCTCCCTTGGCACTGAGGTGCTGAAGGTCCCGGACTACCCAGTACTCATGGGTGCCATCGCCAAGGCGTTAGCCGAGCGGGGAGAGGACAACGGATCAACATCAGGCGAAGCGTACAACAGATATCAACTCGCGCTTAACGACTCTATCTCAGTCGATGAAGCACGTACAACAGGTGAGACCACTTGGTATGTCTAAACAACTAATTCCATTATCCATTGCAGCGCCGGGGTTCCTCGGGCTGAACACTCAGCAAGCGGGCAGCATTCTGCCTGTTGGCTGGGCAACTCGGCTAACTAATGCAGTGTTTGATGACGTTGGTCGTATAGGCAGCCGTAAGGGTACCACACGCCTGCACAGCAGCGCGCAAGCTGGCACCCCTACCAACAGGTCGCTGTTTGAATACGTGGAGCAGAACGGCACTACGGTGACCATCTTCGCAGGTGGCAATAAGATCTGGAAGGAAGCACTCGGCACTGTCACGGACATTACGGGCACCATCACCACGCCCACCGCAGACAACTGGCAGTTTGCTAACTTCAACAACATGTGTGTCGGGTATCAGGCTAGCCACGAGCCCATCGTCATGGAGACGCAGGCGTCCACCTTCATTGACGCTACAGATCTCGGCGGAACAGACACCAAGGTAATGCAGAATGGGAACATAGGCTTCTCTGGGTTCGGTAGGACATGGACAGTAGTAGGCAATACGCTCTACTACTCGGACCTGCTGATCCACAGCTACGATGGCGGATCCTCTGGTAACCTCGACCTCGGTAAGTTCTGGCCTAACGGCATGGACGAGGCAGTGGCTATTCACGAGTTCGCTGGACTGCTGGTAGTCTTCGGTAAGAAGTCCATCATCATCTACGAGAACCCCGACGATGTGGGTAACATGAGCATCCTTGAGGGTATCAGTAACATGGGGGCCATGGGCCGTGACACGGTGCAGGCGGTAGGCAAGGACCTAGTCTTTCTATCTACCACAGGGCTACGCTCCCTGTCTCGCTCGGTTCAGAAGGAGGAGATGCCTCTGACGGACCTGTCCTCTCACGTGAGGGGAGACCTAGTGTCAGCAGCACTGGACGAGGTACCGGCCTACATGACAAGCGTGTACAACTCAGTTGACGGCTTCGTACTCTACAGCTTTCCGACGGTAGGCAAGAGCTTCTACTTCGACCTGAAGTTCCCCAACGAGGATGGTAGCTGGAAGGCAACCACTTGGGACCTAGCGCCGACAGCTCTCATGTTCTCACGAGACAACGTGATGCACATGGCAGTGACAGACGGATACGTGAGTCAGTACATCTCGTCTAAGGAT